CACGGCAGGGCATACGGTCGTTGTTAATATCGTACTGACGCACGATACGCATCGAGATACCGTTATGCACTTGACGCGAAGCCATATCGACACCTTGCGGAAGCAAGAGGTCAGCCGTGGCCAGCGTGATCGCATTCTTGTGATACACCAAGTTTTGCGGATACACGGTAGACGCGGTTCCCACGAACGTCACCGCAGCGTTGTCAGCGGGGAACGCATCGATGGTTGCCAACGCGTTGCTGGCCGTGTACATGGGCGGCGAGATAGCCATATTCGCCATGTCGCCACCGGACGCCGTTTGTGCCGCAGTTACGACAAACTGTTGCAGGCTACCAGTGCTAAGACGGGTCTGCGGGTTGACCGCATACACGCCAGCAATGGTAAACACATCGCCTGCGGTTACCGTGGTGGACGAGGTAAGGCCATCAAGGGTAATAGTGGCTTGCCCTTGCGTGCTAACCGCACCGTTCACCAGAATGGTTCCCGCTCGGCTGCCCGTAGTGTGGCTAACAATCGACTGAGACATATTCATCTCGTCAAAGCCAAGAACACCCTCGCCCATCATGCCGGTCTTGAACTGGCGGGAAATTGTGCCCGTCGGGTTAAAGAAGCCAGTCATACCGTTTACCAGGCCAGCGTTAGCGGCAGGGTTCACGGTCGCGTAGCGCGGAGACATGGGAGCCGCCGACTCGTTCAGCTTCTGTTGCGCTTGCAGCAGAACCAGAGCGGTGGCAGGCGTGGTGCCGGGAGTGCCTACGGTGTTGAAAATAGACTTGTAGGCGTTAGCAACGTCAGCATCCACACTCGACGCCAATTGGCTGATACGCGGCTTCAGAACACGTTCCGCGAAATCATCCAACTGCATAGTCAGTTCGGCGCTGGTAAAGTTGATGCCGATGTGCTTCTGGCTAGAAACCGTCAGCGTGGTGTATTGCTCGTTGTCGTCCTGAACTTGCAGGGCGGCACCGTCAGTCACCAAGGCACGATCCGGCAGACGAATCCGCAGGGTCGAACCGATCTTGGCACCTTCAACAGCGAAGCTATCGTCATACTCTTTATTGCAATTGCGCGAAATGACAAGGTTGTTCTCAAGAATTTCGAGGCACTTCCGAGTAATCATATCGATGGTAAGCAGGCTATTAGCCATGAAAAAACTCCTTAAAGTAGTTAGCGGTTCCTAGCTTCCTGCTTTTTCACCTGTCTTGCTCTTTCAGCTTCAATCCACTGGCTTGTGGTCATGGTTTTTATTGACCTTGGGTCTGTGGTATCAAAACCGCCGGAGTGACCTCCGCGAGCGGTAACAGGTGAAATCGGCGCAGGTGCGCTGGATGTACGTTTTGTAACGGGTTCAGAAGCAACTTTTGCTTCCAATCTTCCTATCTCTTTGGCCTGCAAGAACGGTTCAAGTCGAGAAATGCGGTCAGCTTCCTTGGGGTTTGTGCCGAGATAGTATGCAATATCAGGGCCGTTATCCGAGGCTTGAATTGTCTGAGCCATCACGTTAGTAATCGGTAGCTTGGGATTGTACGCGACTTGTTCAAAGTCCTCGTATTTGCCCCGCGCATCTTCTTCCTTTTCGTGATAGTTCCCAAGCAACTCCTGTTGCTGTTTCGCGTACTGTTGCTGATGGACAAGCTGCGCGGCCTTGGAAGTCGTCAGTGCATCAACGTATTCCTCGGTCGTCGTAAACTGTTCCGGCTTAACATGCTCTACAGGGACGGGCTTTGGTGCTTCGGCCTGCCTTGCTTCGCGTTCCCACTTTCGCTGTTCTCTTGCAAGCCGCTTACCGATGGCTGCGTCCAAGTCTTCTTGTGTGAATACCTTAGACTCAACTTCGGGTGCTGCTTCCGGCGCTGCTATCTCAGGCGCAGGTGCTGCCGTAGCTACCTGTTCCGGCGCGGGTACTTCCGCTATCACTTCTTCAGACATGGCTTGATTCCTTGGAATCCCCAGTGAACCTCACTGGTAAGGTTAATTTTCTTTCGCTGGTTCTGGCGTGTTGCCTTCTTCAAGCCAAATTAGATACGCTTTATAGTCTGAGTTGCCGAGGTCAAAAGGTATCCACGCGCCATCCAATAGCCTAATAACTTGACCGGCAATGTTGTTGGTTAGTTTATACATCATAGCTCCGAATCCGCCGTCGCGTGAACGTAATACATACGAGCGCCAGCCGTCGGGGCCGATGAGTGCGTAGCTTGAATGCCGCCCGTTCCGGCTGTTCCCGTGTACGTTACCGATGAATCCGGCCCTGCTGGCGCATACCAATTAGCATTAGCGGCTGAAGGACTGTAAGTTACGACAGTTGGCGCAACCCGTTTTACCGCAGCAAATGACCACGAAGTACTCCACACCCCCGAGCTAGCAGTTCCACCGTTGGAGCCAGCGGCAATTGCGTTAGCAAAGTTGGATGTGTTCTGCGCCGGTTTTAACGTTTGGTCAAACGTTTTTTCATAATACCGTTGGCACAAAGTTAATTCAGTCCCAATAGACCGGTAATCAAAGCTGGTTGCTGTTGCGCCTTTTTCTAGCTGGACATTTCCAATTGTCCAAGTCAGCCCTGCGGTCAATGCACCAACAGTAAACACAATCTGTATGCCGGTAGTAGCCGCAGCAGGAACAGTAATCTGAGCGTTAAAATTTGTAACTGTTGCGCTGACTGTAAATGTGCCCGTAGCAATCTGCGTCACTGTGGGGCTTGCCAACGAGCCAAACGTGTCTGCGGTGGTTGTGGCGTAGCTTGCCGTCCACGTAACTGTAGTCAGCGTTGCCGATATAGCCAAGTCTGCCGAAAGAGTTGCAGTAGACCCAGCCAAATCATAAGAGTTTTTTTGCTCAATGCGCTGACCAAAACCCACTGCGGTAACCGATGCCGCACCCGTAAACCTGTATCTAAACTGGGTATTAGTGGGTGTGGTTGACCCGGCTACTTGCTGGCCTGTGACGTTTGCGCCTGTGCAGTATCCATACCAGCGGTCAACTGAGTATGCTAAAGCCGCCGCTGCGGTAAATGTTTGTGCCGCCGACGCGTTCCTTTGGTCGTTTGCCATCGAACCATTGATGATGCGGTTTTTGTAGCCATCGTAATTTATGCCTGTGCAGTTTGTCAGAACGCCGCTTGCTGGTGTGCCTAGAATTGCGCCGGCGCCTAACGTAGCCACACCCGTTACGCCTAAGGCGCCCAACGTGGTTACGCCCGTTACGCCTAGCGTGCCGCCTACGGTAGCATTACCCGACACTACTAAAGCCGAGGCACTGACAGACCTGCCTGCGGTCAAATTGCTTATTGAAACTTTAGATGTTACGCCGGACTGAACGATAGGCAATACCTCTGTACCCGCCAGAGGCGTGGTTGCTGCGGGTAGCGCGGAGATTTTTATGTCGGCCATGATTTATCTAAGACTTCATAATATAGCAAAGAGCGTAATATGGCGGGAGGTTTGCGTCAGTACCAGAAACGCCAGCAGTAACTATAGTCACGCCAGTTGTGGCTGTTGCAGTGTTCGTTACGGTGTTACTCAGGTAGCCAAATGCAGAACTAGCCCCCGTACCCGTCTGCGCCGTTGCATCAGTCCAAAATAACGTGCCAGCACCAGGTGCGTGGTGGTGGCCGGGGTCTGTTACCGTGTGCGTATGTGAAACAACCACTGCGTTTGCGCTGCCGCCGGTGGCACCCACAGCATAAGTAGACCCCGCGCCTACAACAAACTTGTCCCGAAGATCGGGTGTGCTGGACGTTCCGTCGCATAACAACCATCCAGTGGGGATAGACGCCACACTTCCAGACCACAGGATAATCATGCCGGATAAAAACGAAGATTGCATTGTTGGCAAAGCACCAGCGCCGTTACTAGTTAATACTTGTCCGGCGGTGCCTAACGATGCGATGGATTGAATCGGGTTGGTAGATGTAGTCCCGCCGCACAACACCGCATACGCGGTGTTAGACGAAACGCCGGTTCCACCCGAAGCAACTGGGAGCGGGTTACCAAGACCGGCTATACCGGAAATATCGTCAGCACTCCACAACTGAACACTGGCGCTTGTTTCTAATATTAGTTTGTACGCCAGTGCAATGTCTAACCATACTTCGTTAGTGCCTGAAACGCGTCCTTCTGAGTTTAGTATGATTGGGTTTGCGTTGGGTACTGAACCACTGGCGCTAGTGTAAGTGGTCTGCGGTGTCGTAGTGCCAGCAGCATAGGTGTACAGCTTGCCGCCAGACAATGGGACGCCGTTGGCATCAAAGAACTGCCAACCTGCGCCAGCAACAGGAGAAAGACCGACGGTCATTTTTGCTTACTCAAAAAATAGGGTTGCTGCTACCGTCCCCGATATAACAACGTAAATTCCTTTGCTTGCCGTTATACCATTTGCGGTGAAGGTGTGATTAGTTGCCGCTGTGGGTGTAAACACGCCCAATATAATCGGGTCACCAGTGTTTGCGGTGCCAGAATCGTAGATTGTGATGGTTGGCGTTGCGCTTGCGGCGCTAATAAAAATGCCTTTTAAAACCGCAAACCCAACTTTAATTTGATGAGTTGCGGTGATACGTTCATAGGTGGCTGACATGATTGACCTCAAGCTAAGAATCTAAGTTTGTAGAGCGTGCGTAAGTAGACTTCTACGATATTGTCGATGAGTTGTTGCAACGAACTGTCCGACTTATCCACCACCTCGTATCTGCACGCTTCAATTTCCTTCAACTGATCTTCCAGAAACTCAATGATGTTGGCTGTTTTCTTGGCCGACATAAGCGAGATAGGGCCAATCAGACCATGCCGACCTTGGTAGGCTTCGGCAAAGTCGTCGGCAGCGCCTACGATACGCTCGTAGAAGATGTTCAAGGCTACGTGCTTGGAGTAACTGCGGGTGTTGAGATGGACGCTGTGCGCTACATCTCGCGCTAAGAACAGCATCCCCATAAAGTCGGTGCATTTCACTGTGGCAGTCCTTGCGGTGGCATTTGTTCCGTACCCTGCAATATCATGTCGGGCGGCATCTGATCTGGTTGCATCATATCCATCGGCATGGATTCTTCACGCATGTCGGGCATTTGGTTCATCATGCCTTGCGACTCCAACGCCGCCGCGACCACGCCCATTGCAATATCTTGGATCTGTTCTTCGCTCATGCCGGCCTGCACCGCGCTGATACGCTTAGTCTCGGCGTCGTATGCTTTGACTTGACTGTCAAACTCCTTGACCTTCAGCGTCTGCGCTTCCATCGACTGGCTGACGTTTTGCAGCATCTGCTGCATCTGTTGCATCTCTTGCCCCATTGCCTGCATCTGCTGGTTGGCCGCTTGCAGTGCCGGGTCGTCCTCGTCAGACAGCAGCTTGGGGTCGATAGTCTTGGCAAAGCGTTTTGCCATCTCTTGCGCGCCCGGCCAGTCCATGTGCTTGATGAACAGGTCGCCGGCCACAGCCCACAGTTGCGGGTTGCCTTGCAACAATTGGCTCATGGCATCGAGCGATTCCTGCCGCTTGGTCATGTAGCTCGGGCCGACAGTCACCGCAACGTCGTACTTGCCGACATTGGGGTTGTAAATCTTTTTAATAACAATGCCTTGCTCGTTCTGAATTTTCTTGACCGGCATCGGTTGCGTCGGGTCAATCATAGCTTGGTCGGTTTCGCCGTCCATGCCAATAATCCGCGCAATGCGTTGCGTGTCGTATATCTTCGGGATCAGGTCTACCAGTTGCCGGGTTGCGTAGCGAATGGCGCGCGCCAGGTTGTCAACGTAGTGGTATGTGCCGGTGTCCGACTGTTTTTCCCGCGCCAGAATAGCCCGCCCCGAACGCTCGTTGCTGGTGGCGCCAAGACTGCTATCGTATTGCCCGGTTGCGCTCTTAATGTCGTCGGCGGCGCCTGCTTTGGCTTGCAACAGGCCGCTAGACGCCATCGGCGGCTGTGACCGCGCCGGCAACGGCAGCGGCCCGCCTTGTCCATCGGTCACATCGGGATTGACTTCAAGGTACGGCCAGTTGTTGATGTTGGCCGTTTTCCACTGCGTTTCATAACCCTCAAACTGACCGCCGTAGCCGATAAACGGTGCTTTGGGTGCCAGCGCCAGCATCTCGGCCTCTTGACTTACCCAATAGTTGTACATCCGTTGCGCGTCTTTAGCATTCCGCACCAGCCCACTGACGTACATGCGGCCATCAATCTCAAATTCGTTGCCGATTACGCGGATTACGGGGATGTATTTGCCCGCCCAATCGCGTTCTTCCAGCACCTCAAAACCGTTAGTCTTGCACCATTTGACCTGCCGAACGTCTACGTCACGAGTTTTTGTTGCAACCAAACCCATCATTTCAATCTGTTTGGCCTCCGGTGATCCCGCCATTGCGGTCATCCCACCGGGGTATTGGTTCAGCTTTTTGGATTCGTGCTTGATGTAGAAATACTCGGCAATCCGCACCGTGTCTTGGTTAATCCACGCGTTCAGTTGCCCGTCACCTACGCCGTAGGCTAGGCTCGACAGCGGTGCCGCATCGGGAAACTCACGCTCATAAACCTCTTTCGTAATTTCCTGATTGATGAAGCACCACTCTGCGTCCGAACCGCAGGGGTCTTGGATCGTCGGATCCATGTAGACGCTAAACGAGTCACGAATACGCCCAATCCGCAGGTCTTGCTCAAAACTCTGGTCGTCGCAATACTCGGTCAGGATGCGGAAGTAACCCTCACCAAAGGTGACCTGGTTGTCGCAGGCCGTGTCGTAGGCTACGTCAGCGTCCGAGATATACTCGATGTGCCGCACGATGCCGTTGAATATCTCGGCTACCTCAACGTCAGCCTTGTCGTCAGCCGGTATCACCTTGCCGCTAGGCCGGTTTTGGCGCTGGTCGTTGGTCACTTGCAGCACATGCTGCGGCAACTTGTTGATGGTCAGGCATGGCCGAGCGTTGATTGTCTGCCCCTGCACCGAGCCGCGTGTCGCCAGCACATCAGCCGGCCACTGCCATTGGTTGTCAGGGCTTGCAGCACGAAAGCGCAGGTCGTCCAGTTCGTCCTCGCGGGAGTCCGAATACGCCGAGATCGCCATCGTCAGGCGGGTACGCATGGTCGCCAGCATCTCGCCGTTGTCACGGTCGGACTTAGTGCCGCCTGACGAGACTGCGCCTGCTTCGTTAATGCCTGTGTCTTGATATGCCACTATTTTTTCTTCTTTGCTGCTTCGCGCTTGACCGAATAGGCTATCGCAACGGCCTGCTTGACCGGCTTGCCTGCTTTGACTTCCGCTTTGATGTTCTTGCGGAAGGCCATCGGGCTAGGTGACTTGACGAGGGGCATAATTAGCATTTCCACCGTTTAAGAGAGGCTTTTGCACGTTCCGCTGGGCCTTTAGCCTTGGCCACCACGCCCGACATTCGGGCGCAAAATGACGCTTTGCGGCCCTTGTCAGCGGCAGTCTTGGGGCTGGGCGCCGGGGCTTTCAGATTGCTGCCCGTTGCCGCATTGTATTTAGCTCGGCCCTTGGCGGTCAGGCCAGCGCCCTTGCTAACCGGGAGCTTCTCGCCTCGACCAATGGCTAAAGATACGCTTTTTTTCACGATCCCATCCAAGAGTTGGTTACGCTGGCGTGGGACGACGCTGTGCGTCGTGTTGGCTCCCGATACTCGCGGTGCGCGACGGGAAAGGCAAAAGTAACCGCCAGTGCGTCGGCGGCGTCGGGTGAAGCTAACCCTCTACTACGCATTTCCTTCTTTCCTTCAAGGAAAATCGTACCGCTGCTGTTAGGCTTCTTCATGGGGCCGACCAGATCAGCTTTTAGCTGCCGATCAACTGGAACGGACGCTGTTTTCAGCCAGTCCTTCATGGTTCCCCACATCTCAGCCCGCTTGTTGCCCCACATAATAGAGTTTTTGGCTTTCCAGCCAAAGTTCACCCCTCGCACCTTATAACGCTGCTCGGTTAGTCTGTCAAGTATGCCGTACCCAAGCCCGCCTTCGTCGATAATTGACAAAATCGGCTTGTATTCCTCAATTGCGTCGATCACCCGCCCGACTATGGTCATGGTGTCCTCGCCCGAGTAGCGTTTGATAGCCACAATGTCCCGCCCTTGGCGCACCACCAGCACCGTAGAGTCAGCGCCGCCTCTGGCCGGGTCAATACCTAATACTATAGGCGCAGTTGTGTCCTTCCACCGCTCCCGCTGCATGGCGTCCTCGACCAGCATGGGCTTGATGAACTGATCCTCGCCCGCGTCGGGGAACTCACCGTACACCTCGACCTTGGCCTGCGGGCTATCTTCGCCATACTCCGCAATGATCTGCTCGTAGACCTGCTTGTCGGTGTCCTCCACCGTCCTTGCGTCCACGCTGCGGGTGTTCCAGAACGCCCGTTTGGCGTGGAAACACTCAAAGAAGTAGCCTTCGTTGCGGCGCGGGTTGCTAAAGGCAAACCAATATCTGTCCGGCGTGTTCTCGGTAAAGAACCCGGCGCCAACCTCCCATATGGGGTTGGGGATGCCGCTTGACTCGTCAAAGATTAGCATCATGCCGTCTTGGTTATGCACGCCGGCGTAGCTGTCGGGGTTTTCCGCCGACCACAGCTTGCCCTCTGCGGCCCAATAACGTGTGCCTTTCTTCAAGTCCCGCTCGACCAGCTCGCACAGCCATTGCGCCGGCACCAGCTTGGTTGCGCTGATCTCAAACCAGTGGTTGTTGATGGTCATCGCCGCCCACTTGGTCAGCTCGGCCCAGGTCACCGACCTTAATTGAGACTCCGAGTTGGCGCTGATGATGACGCTGCCGCCGATGCGGGTGGTCAGCATCCACAGCACCAACCAAGATACTAAGGCTGACTTGCCAATTCCGCGCCCGCTACTAACGGCCTCTCGCAGGGTGTCCATCTGCACCTTGCCCTTGTTGCCTGCAATGTGCGCCTTAATGTCGCGCAGCACCTCGCGTTGCCACTTGCGTGGGCCTTTGAACTTGTGCAGCGGTGTGTTCTTCTGGCCCCAAGGAAACGCAAAGAGGACAAACGCCTCGGGGTCGTCGCATATCTGCGGGCCCCATAACTCGACCATGAGTTTCATCTCGTCTTGAGATGTGTATATTGGGGTTTGCATTACGTGTCGATTTGGACTGCTTGACCCTCGATCACTCTTGCGCGGGCTTGTTCAAGCGCCGTGATGACGCTGATCTTCTGGTAGACGTCCACGCTGATCTCTTGTCGGGCCGTCCAGCCGTGTACGTGTTGGAGTATCGCCAGGCTGGCCTTGGCATCGCCGCCTTCAGACGCCTCGTTTAGGCGTTGCGCTGCGCGCAGTTCGTTGTCCGCCTTGCCCTTCTGCGCCGCTAGTTCGGCCAATGGGTCAAATTGGCACAATTGCCGGTACTCTAAAGGCAGCATCCCAGACGCCAGTGCCAGTGAATCCCCTTTTAACCCCATAGATGCAGCTTTGTATATGGCATCCAGACGCGCCTCTGTCGCCTGAACTCTAGGTCGTATAGCCAGTGGTAGGGACTGGAACATGGTTGCTGTTATACCACGGCCTGAAACGTGTTGTCCATTTGGCCTATTTGGCCTATCGGATGTACGGGCGATGTACGGGCGATGTACGGGCTGATGTACGGGCGCAAGTTAAGTGCTTGCAAGATACTTTTAAAAATAAAAATTGTTCGTGGGGGATACCGTGACCGACACGGCCAGCGCAAGGCCCGGGCCCCCCATGTTAGTAGGCACTCACTTCCAAGTTAGCAAGCACTCACCTCTATGTTAGCAAGCACTCACCTTTATGTTAGTAGGCGCTTACTTATGTTGCATTGCAGCATGAGCAAGCACTCACTTCCAGGTTAGTGGGCACTAACTTACAAGTTAGTGGGCGCTTACTTTAGGCTCCTGGTTAGTGGGCACTAACTAACTTTAGGCTCCTGGTTAGCAAGCACTAGCTATTAGTCCACGATCCGGATAGCCAAATGTGCACTATTTCAGCGGCGAAAAATCGGTGGCTGCGGCAGCGCTATACCACCACCGCTATACTACTATATGGACTATCAAATAATACAAAGCACTTCTGAGAATCACTGAAATACAGCCTATGGCGCCCATACGCTTTGGACAGCGACGCGCGCGCGTGTGAAATAATCGGCAAATAATTAGCATATTGTAAGAAAAACGCTTGCGCTATTGTATTAGTCATGCTGTAATCGGGACTCCATGCGCGCATCCGCGCGCATGTTAGTAAATTACAGGAGAGTAAATTATGGACACCGCACTCTGTATCTACACTGAATTTGATGGCGATTTTGCACACATCAAAGCGTACGCGTGCAAGCCTGAGTTAAACGCTAATAGTGAACCTGATGCCGTTGATCGCTACGATCACCCATTGCACAACGTGCGCCTACATTCCCAGGCTAACCGTGGATATCATTGGACTGGCATGTACGGCATGGCCGTGACAATTGAATGCCACGACCGGATCGACCTGGCCACGGCTAAAAAAACACTCGCAACACTTGCGCCCATTGAACGCAAGCTCGCTAAAATCCAAAGCCTAGAAGGCGACACTAAATCATATGGCCAATGGCTTAACCGGGTAGCTCGTGCGCTTGGCGCGAAAACCGTGTTTTTCCGTAACGCGAAAGGTCGTTACATTGGCGCCACTGGCGGAGATATAGTTTGGTACGGTGACGCTTGCGAGCAAACGGTAGCAGACTGGGCTAACCCGGTAGCGGTCGCAGCGTAGTCTGATAGCGCGTTAGCAATAGCGCGCTATCGGGTCAACGTTGGCCAATAACCTAGAGTACACAATATGACAACCTGCACTGAATTAGACTTATCCGCCGATATTATCGACGTGCGCGATATTATCGCTCGTTATGAAGAATTGGAAGAATTGAGCCCAGATTGTGAATTATCTGAACTTCGCAAATTGCTGGCCGAACTGGAAGGTACCGGCGGCGATGAACAATGGCGCGGGGATTGGTACCCGGTAACACTGATCCGCGATAGCCATTTCAAGACTTACGCCCAAGACTTGGCCGAAGATATTGGCGCGATTGACCGCGATTCCAAATGGCCGCATAACTGTATCGATTGGGATCATGCTGCGCGTGAGTTGCAGTACGACTATACAGGCGTGGACGTGGCTGGCGTAACTTATTACACGCGATGAACGATACCCTCGCATGGCTAGGCGCCGGCGCGCTATGCGGCGCGCTGATAATAATCGCAATGCTATCAACAATTTAAGGGGTTCACATTATGTACACACGAAAAGACGCGGCAGCATTGATGTACGGCCACACTGATCAAAACGTAAGGTTTTGGGCGCGGGCATTTTACCGTTCAACGCACGCGCCAAAAACGTCATGGA